TGACATATCAGCAACTGATTTTTGTTCTAGAGCGTCTTCAACTTCTTTCTTTGAAGCCAAATTACCAATAGAGTCAACAACAATAATAACTTTATCATCACGTTCAAGGCCTTGAAGTTGTTGCATGATGTCAAACTTTAATTGTTCAATATCAGTAATCGGTGTATGCAATACTCGTTTAGTATCGATGCCAAAAGAGTCAAAATAAGATTGAGGTGTGCCAAACTCACTATCATAGAATAATAAAGCTGAGTCTGGATATTTGTCAAGATAAGATTTAGCCATCAATAATGAAAAGGCAGTCTTAAAGTGTTTTGATGGACCTGCCCACATGGTAAGACCAGGAGTTAAGCCACCATCTAATTTGCCAGATAACGCAACATTAATAATTGGTATCTGTGTTTGTATCATGTCTTTTTCAGTAAAGAATTTAGACTGTGATAGTATAGCTGCGTCTTTGATACTGGTGTTCTTTTTAATTTTATCTAAAATACTCATTTCATTTCCTTTTCATAAATTATTCATCGTGATCTACATGTTCTTCTGAATATATTCCTGGTGCATGATGTGTTTCTACTTTTTTCTTTGCAGGACTTTCATACTCATTTATATCTTCTACATTAGTTATGTTTTCTTTTTTGATTTCTACAACTTCTTCTTGATTATCACCGTAATGGTCGCCATTATTACCGTTCTGTCCAATAATATCGGCACGGCTATCATCTTCTGGCCAAGCAACTTCATTTATTTTTTGATATTGTTCATCAGTTAAAGGGCCATCATCAAGTTCATATTTTGATGATTTTTCCTTTCGTTGTAATAAAGATATATTACCAGCTATTAATAATAACACAGCTAGCGGGTCGAAGACAACCATAATTATGATTATTACCAGTCTCACTGCTTTATCAACGGCATCATCACCTTCAAAGAACATATCACCAACATATTTAATAGGACCAATGTCAGCAACAAGTTTATTACTTTCTTTGAGTAATGGCAATCTTTGTTTATTAATTTCAGTCAATTCTTTTTGAGTTGTCTGAATTTGTCTGTCGAGTTTATTACTTGCTGTTGATGGATCTTTAGCTCTTGCCAATAGATAATCAAGTCTTTCTTTCGCAATCTTCTCTTGTTGATTGAGTGTTTTTAACTCAACAGAATTTGAACCAGCATCTAGTGTAGAATCAATATGTGATTTAGCTAAGAAACCAAAAATACCCATCGATGTAATTAACATAAGAAGTAAAACAGCAACTGTCAGATATGATTTCAATAGAACGGGTGCTGTTTTCCAATTACGATACAACCAAGATGCAGTTACAAGTTTAGCAAACTCTAAACAAGAACCCATAAAGACGATAGGCCAAAATGCACCCATAAAAATAGATGCAAGACCAATAACTGAATAATATGCAGCTATACCAGATAATAGTATGGCAGCTAAAAAGGTTAAAAAAATCATGAGAAGAAATCCTCCAGTGAACTTTGTTTTTCTGTATCCCAACCTAAACAATCAAGAATAATCTTAATAGGATCCAAGAATGTTTTTTCAAACTGTAAATCATAGTCTACAAACTTACTAATATCAAATTCAACAGGAATTCTATTAGGGAATGAGATAACAGATTGGTTAAATGTATTAGGCATCTTTAAATATACAAACTTAATCTTTTCACCATCTTGAATAAGTGGATATTTTTTAGATAGTTTAAAGTCTTTTAGAAAGTGATTGTATATTAATGCACCTTTCGCATGAATAGGTGTGCTCTTCTTATATATGCTGGCTGAATCTGCATACTCTTTAATGCCGTTCACACTTCTTGGGAAAGATATATCCTCAACAGGCAATCGTTTGAATTCGTCTTTGAAATCAGATATAAACTTTTGAACATCTTGTTCGGTACCATTCAGCATCACTTTGATAGATTCTTTCATCTTCACACGAACAGCAGATGGTGTTGATGACTTAATCATCTCAAGACCCATGACTTTAAGTTTAGGTTCTTTATATTGCACACCTTCATTATTGTGAACATTTAGAATGTATCGTTTCTTGGCAGTCCAGATACCTTTATCAGATAAGGCTTCACGCTTCATTTCCATTTTTTGTTCATAAGCATGGACATAAGTCGCAAGCTCCTGATAACTATCATCAATAAACGGTTGAATTTTAGTTTCACAAACTTTGTCCATGAAGGAGATAACTTTTGTAGTTGACTTCTCGTCTTTATAGATCGCATCCACCAACGGACTAAGTTTGAGGTAGATAGAATCCGTGTCTGACGCAATAACATAATCATCCTCTGTCTTTAACAATTTGTTCATATAACCATTAAGTTTGTTTTCGATCCAGCGAATGCTTAATTGACCAGCCAATGTAACGGCCAATGCTTGCCGTAAGTCGTAGAATCTAAAATACTGACTACCAAGAGCACCATAAGCACTATTAAGAGACACTTTCTTAGCGAGTTGTAGATTATCATATCTGGCAATTCGTTTCGAGAGTTCATATTTCTTTGTTTCGTCTTGTTCATTTTCATAATCTTGTTTCGCTTTCAACATTAATTTTTTAAATTTCTTACGATCTTCATACATTTCTAACATCATCTTTGGTAAGAATCCATGCATATCCGTTCTAAAGAATTGACCATTAGGTGTAATAGTTGCACCATTTAATTTAGATGTATCAATTTCTTTATTAAGTAACTTATCAACATTAACACCTTGAGAAATAATATCTCTCATTATATCTGTATAATCTTTTGGCTCAATAAGAGTTTCTGGTGAAATATTATATTGCATAATAAGATGTGGATATAGACTGTTCAAGTCAAATGATGCTACCCAATCATGTTTGCCAACCTGTGGATCTTTTACATATGCACCTTCAAAGGCTGAATCTTTAGATTTAACTACTCTAGGAGGGACAATGATATTTTGTTTGAGAAGATAACTATAAGTTAATGAATCCCACATACGAGTTTGGGCAAACACATCATCGTAGTTTGATTTTGTATCATAAGCCAAAGTCATGGCCAATTCAATCAGTTTAAGTTTATCTTCAAGTTCTTGAATAAGTTCAACGTCAACAATATTATATTCAATAAACTTCTGATAGTTTAATTTGAATAGTGCATGTAGATTATCATATTCATCATATGATAGCTTATTTTTGCCAAGTTCAACTTCAGCAATATAATCTAACCGATAGGACTCTTGTGATTTTCCACCAGGTGCATACCATTTGTATAGTTCAATATAGTCAAGTGCCGAAATACCCATCAGTTCATATGCAATTAATTCACGACCATTAATGGTAGTTTTGCGTTCAGAGATATAGGTCCATGGAGATAACTTTTTAGTTTCATCTTCGCCAAGTATTTTTCTAAATCGATTAACGATATAAGGTATATCAAAGAATTTTGTATTCCAACCGGTGATAATATCAGGACATTGTTTAGACCATAGTTCTAAAAACTTATGGCAAAGTGAGTGTTCATTCTGACATTTAATATACTTCTCAGAGCCTTTAGTCTCATAATCACCACAACCAAACACATACATATCACCATTGATATATTTTAAGGCAATCGCTGTGATAGGTTCATCAGCTTTATATGGATCTGGAAATCCATTTTCAGAGCCAACTTCAATATCAATAATACCAATCAATATACTATCTTGATCCCATTCAACCATATCAGGATGTTGTTCAGCAATAAAAGCATATTCAAATCTATTTTGACCATAGATTTTGAAACCTTCAACGTCTTCATATTTTTTAATGAAATCTCTCGTCTCACGAATACCACCGGCTTTGAATGGTTCAAGATAGTCACCATTCAAAGATGTGAAATTAGCAATCTTACGGGATGGAACATACATTGTTGGTTGATATTCAATTCTTGTTTTAAATCTCTTACCATCTTTGACGCCTCGATAGAGTATATAATTACCCATCGATTGAACATTAGTGTAGAAAGTCTTCAAAATTACCCTGTAATTAATTGTTTAGTAGGAGTGATAATACCAGCACCAAAGATTTGTTTATAATTGTTTATAAAGTCTTCAGCTGGAGTATAACTGTAAACTACATGTTTTTTGCTGAATGTGAATTTATTACCAGTCTTTGGTTCAGCATGAAGTGGGAATGGTGAAAAACCAATACTAGGGTTGCCATCTTTGCCACGAACAACTGTAATACCAACTGGAGTTTCAATGACAATTTGGGTTTCGGATTCTGTTTCAAGTTCACCAAGAACATCTTCACCGGTGATTAATTTTAATGCGATAATATTCATTTTTT